GACCTGGTGGGCAGCGCGCACCCAACGGCAAATCATGCGCGCGCTCAAGGTTAGCGCGGGATCGGTATCCTACCACGCGATAACCCGCGGGTACACATACAAGGGGATGCAGAAAATTGAAGCGTAGTTCAAAAATATATATTTGACACGCTATACAGTATAGACTATACTACAGACGGGTTAGGAATTACGAAAGGGAATCGACATGTTCTACACGACAGAAAAAGACAGCGTAATGATTGCACGCGAGACCTTCGCAGTCTCGTCGATGAGCGACGCAAACATTCGCGACGGGTACAAGCTGTGGATGAAACGGGCTGGCGAGGGTTGGTGTTCGCTGACGATGGCTGTGCTGGATATCTACGAAACAGAATATCTCGCACGCGGTCTCGACAAGTCTGTATTGTCGATGCAATACTGTTCGACCTGTGGAGCGGTGATCGGCGAGTGCAGCGGATACTGCACCGCGCTTCCCAACGAACTCGACGACGAATCGGAATATGATGACGACATGGTCGTTCGGGTGTTCGCTAAGGTTCGCCCACTCGACGCAATCCCGACCTGGGAGCAGGTTAACCCCGGAATGTAATCTATGGTATTCTACGGGGCGGTCTTCGGGCCGTCCCTTTTTCATTGGAGGAGTTATGCCACGAGGACCAGATGGAGCCCCACAGATTCGAAGACTGACCACTGGCGACTATGTCCAGGTGACCGCAAGCCTCGACCGCGAAGCCCTCGAGGCACTCGACGCGCTCGTCGCTCGTCTGGGTCGACGTGACCACAAACGATTGACCGTATCGTCAGCCATTCGCAGCGCTGTTGTCTACATGGAGCGAGCAACGCGGGACGGTGTGCAATGAGGCTGGAAGATCTGTACGGAGAGCGGCGGTGGGTATGCTACGGTACCGATAAAATCCCCGTAGACCCCACGACCGGTCGGTATGCGTCGACCACCAACCCCAACACCTGGGGCACACACGACCAAGCTACCGCCACCATGCTTCGACGTGGTCTGGCGGGTGTTGGTATCGTCCTTACCGGCGACGGTATCGTCGGTATTGACCTCGATGACTGTATCAAGCCGAAAGATGGCGTCGACGGTACCGAATACACCGCGGAACCGTACGCGCGGTATCTGTTGGGTCTCGCGCCATCCTACGCGGAACTATCCCCGTCTGGCACGGGTATTCATATCTTGGGACTGGCAACCATCTCCAAAGCAATCAAGACGCACCTCAATGGTATCGGCGTTGAGGTCTACGACCGGGCGCGCTACCTGACTGTCACCGAACAACCCGTCGCCGGGCATGATATCGCCATGGTAAACATCCAGCATATTGTCGACGCTGTCGCGGATGAGATTGACGAGCTGGCAAAACCGAAGCCGACCGTCCACCACGACGCGCCCGTCGGGAATACTGACCGATGGATCGAGACCGTCGTACAACGTCGCATAGAAGCCGCCGTCGACATGGTGACCGCAGCACCCGACGGGACACGCCACAATACCCGACTCCGTGCCGCTCGTCTGATTGGCGGATACCTGGAGGCGGCACAACGCGAGGGCGTGACCGTGATGTCAGACGATGACGCAATCCGCACCCTTATGGAAGCACGGCCACCAAGCCAGGGCTCCCAACGTGCAGAGCGTCGCGCTATCGAGGCGGGTATCGCATACGGTCGGAGCGCTCCCGTCGAGCTCCCCAAGCCGACAGCCCCAGCACCTAAGACCAAGCGCACCGTCACCCGCACCGCTCCCGTCGTCCCTGATGCGTCAGTCGACGATCACACGACCGATACCGAGGACGAAGCCCACCTGACCGACCTGGGCAACGGACAAAGACTCGTCGCGGCGTGTGGTGACCGGCTGTGCTATGTGAGCGAATGGAAACAGTGGCTCGTGTGGGACGGCACCCGCTGGGCTCGTGGCGATGACGCGGGCGTGGTCAAGCTGGCGCACGCCGTCATCCTGGGAATCTATAAAACGCTCGCCGATCTCCCGTCCCCGGAACAACGCGAGAAGACATTTAAGTGGGCGCAAGCGTCCGAGTCGGCGATGCGCATCGACGCGATGATCAAGAGCGCTCGACCGTACCTCACCCGCAAGCCGGGCGAGTTCGACACGCACCCGCATCTCCTCAATTGCGCGAATTGCACCGTCGACCTGCGCACCATGCAGACGCACCCGCACAATCCCGCCGACATGCTGACCCGGATCGTACCCGTCCCGTACGTCGACGTCCCGATTTCCCCGCGTTGGTCCGTATTCCTGCGTACCATATTCCAGGGTGACGATGAACTGACCGACTATGTGCAGCGAGCCGTCGGGTACACCCTCACGGGTCAGACCGACGAGGAATGTCTGTTCTTCTGTTATGGCGATGGCGCCAACGGCAAATCCACCTTTATGCGGGCCCTGGAATTGATATCCGGGGAGTATTCCGCAGTGGCCAGTATCGAAGCGCTCCTCGAGCGTCGAGGGGCTGGCGATGGTGCGACACCGACAATCGCCGGGCTCGTGGGCAAGCGTCTGGCAACCGCCCAAGAGATGCCAGATGGAAAGCGGTTCGACGAGTCCCTCGTCAAAAGCATCACGGGCGGCGATATCATAACCGCACGCGTCCTATACGGTTCCCTCTTCGAATTCCGTCCGACCCATACCCTTTGGATAACTGGCAACCACAAGCCCCGCATCACAGGCACCGACGCGGGCATCTGGCGACGCATTCGGATCGTCCCGTTCACTGCAAACATCCCCGTAGAAAACCGTCGCGACTCGCGCGAGTTCGATACCGAATTCCGCGAGGATGCGTCCGCGATCCTCCAGTGGGCTGTCCTCGGGGCGTTCCTGTGGTACAAGAACGGCGTCGGCTCTTGTGCAGCCGTCGACAATGCAACCCGCCAGTATCGAGGAGAGGAAGACCTCGTCGCACGCTTCATACAAACCGTGTGCACCGTCGGACCATCCAAGACCGTACGCAAAGACCGATTATACGCAGCCTGGCGCGAGTGGGCCGAGGACGAGGGCGAACGGTCCGCGTCGTACAAGTCCCAGCGCTGGCTCGTCCAGCAATTACTCGCGCGCAAGATTGTCGGTCATGATCGAAATAGCGTGCACGGGCTCGGGATTGTCGATGATGCGCATACAGATGCCGAAGAGAAGCGTTATACCCGTGGTCAGATGCGACGGGGTGAGGTGTAACATCTGCAATATCGCGTTAAATATGGGGTGTTTTTAGTAACTTTCCCTAGTAATTCTTCTCGCGTATATTACTTTAGAAAAAAGGGGGTATTTAATGTGTTATTGCAAGATGTACGAAGGGGGACTCGATGAGCGATGACCTATTCGACGATAAAAACGAACGCCAGTGCCACCCGAATAAAAAAGTGTGTCTCGCGTGTCGGGTCGAGGTTCCCCAGGGCGTGTGGGTATGCGGGTCGTGTCGGGGGAATCTCTCCGACACCCTGGCATCGCTTGACCGCGAGGTGTTGGGGCTCGAGGCGGGCTGGCGTGCGCTCCTGGCTAATGCCGACGATGACACACAAGCGCGGTTCGTTGCGTTGATGGCGGCGGCGTCGGATGCGTACGCACCTGGGGAGAACCGACACCGGGCGTCGATGATACTGCGATTCAAGAAGCGCATCGGCGTGACCATCAATCGAGGGGATAAGCTGTCCCCGATCGCTGGCGCGTGGTCGACCTGGAATGACCGCGCGCACGATCTGCGGACCGTCGTCCTGTTTGCGACGTTCCGGGGCGAGGGCGTCGAACCATGAGCAAGTACACGCCACGGTTCCGCCAGCAGCGAGACAGCAACCACGAGATGATCGCGCAAGCCCTCCAGTATCACGGGTGCATAGTCGCAGACCTAGCCGAAGCCGGAGGAGGCGTTCCCGATTTGTTGGTGGGGTACCGTGGTATACTTTTTTTGGTCGAGGTCAAAAGCCCGGTCGGCGTGCTCAGCCCCAAGCAACGCGCTTTTTTCGATACGTGGATTGAGTACCCCGCGCTCGTCCTGCGCAGTGTCGACGATGTTCGACACGTGATGGAGGTACTACGGAATGCGTACGATCTTGCGGCGATTGATTGGGCGGCACTGGTACCGCGTGGACGTCGGCGATAGCGGACGCTGGATGTTTGTCCGCGAGAAGGGCGACGACGAGGAGGACGAGGTCGTGACGCGTGGGAGCATGCGCAACCCGACCCGGGATCGGGTCATTGAGACGATACGGGATGAGTTACTCGCACTACAGGAGGAGTTAGGCGATGTTTGAATTCATGGCGGGATGTCTAGTCGGCTTCGTGCTGGCGGTGATCGCGGTGGCACTTGGCATCGCGTCGACGGTGGGGGCACGCCGATGGAAACCATAATTCTATTCTGGTATCTGACGTGCAGCGGCGGCATGTGCCAGGTCGTACCGCTCGAGCTGTCCCGCGAAGCCGTGGCGATCGTGTCATGCGAATCGGGCGACGGGCACAACTACGGAACATACACAACACACGCGCGATCGCACACGAAGGACGGCGGGCTGTTCCAGTTCAACGACCGGACCTACGAAGGACTAACCGGGCGGACGCACGCTGACACGGACACGTACGCGAACCAGGTCAACGCATTCCGGGAGCTATGGAACGACGGGCTAGGATGGCGCCACTGGCGATCGAGTAAAGCGTGCTGGAGTCAGTGGTTGCGCATCGATGACGAAGGGAGGGCGGTGTGGCGATGAAAGACGAACTTCGAGCGCACGCGATTGTCGACGCGCACAAGACCGCGACACAAGTGACTGATCAGCAGCTCGAATTCTCCCGAGTGCTCATTCAGATGCGGGAGCTCTACATCAGGAAGAACGCAGCGTACGGGAATGGCGCGATCGGGTCGACTGGCTTGTACGGTATCGCAGTCCGGATGTCGGACAAGGTGCACCGGCTCCTGACGCTCACGCGGTCGGCCAGCACGGACCCTGGCGACGAGTCGATAGCGGACACGCTCCTCGACCTGGCGGTGTATGCGGTGATTGGGGTGGTGTTTTTACGAGGAAAGTGGGGGGCCGATGATTCTGAATGACCGCGAGATTACACGCCTCGCCGGTGAGGGCATGATTACGCCATTCGCCGAAGGAGTCGCACGGCCCGGCGTCATCTCGTACGGGGTGACGTCGTTTGGGTACGATATGCGCGTGGCGGATGAGTGGGCAATCTACGTTTCTGATTTTGACAATATGGAGCAGCACGTCAACCCGAAAAACGTATTGTCGGTACATCAATGGTGCGAACACGATATACTCGTGAATTCCGGCCAGTTCGTTCTGTGTCGCTCCGTTGAGACGTTCGCCATTCCCGAGGACGTCGTCGGGGTCGTGGTTGGCAAGTCAACGTACGCACGGTGCGGGCTGATTGTGAATTGCACACCGATGGAGCCGGGGTGGACTGGCCAGCTCACCATCGAACTGCACAACGCATCACGGCACGCCATCAAGGTCTACGCGAATGAGGGCATCGCCCAGGTCATGTTCTTTCGCGGTGAACGACCCGCAGTGACCTACGCCGACAAGCGGGGCAAGTACCAAGGTCAGACCGGCGTCACGTTGCCACGGGTGACGCGATGACGTATCAATTTCGTGACGTCACGAAAATGGTGACGCGATGAACAAAGAAGAACTACGTAGTGCATTCCGTGAAGCCCTGCAATCAATTATCGACAAATCGGAAAGCGAAGACGGGCTGTCAACGTTGGGTGATGCGATATTCTTTGAGGACTACAAAGTTTTTTTCATCGAGTACTCAATGGATGACCCAGTATGGCCATGTGATTATTTGCGCATTGAAGTATTACCCAAAGACAATCCATTAGGAACACTAATAAGTACAAAAGCATCATGGTATGGATACGAATGGGACCCGTTCAACGAAGACATGGTCAACGAGATTGTGGAGTATGTCGTTGAGGTTATCATGCAAGACAGAGCGAGGAGCAATGAAAGTACTGAACTGTCTTTGTAAACAATGCAGACGGCGACGTGGTAAACACGCGCTATATCAACAGCAATTCCGCAAGGCGCGACGCAAGGCAAACGAGCAACTGCGCCTTGCGTTGGTGTACCGGTCGTATGACGTGGATATTCCTGAGAAAGCACGCGGGGAGTACGCAGCATGACTATGCAACTCGATTTATTCAGCGCTAAACCAAACTATAGACTGCGAAAGTGGTGGAGCTGGTCGCGCATCCGCGGCGACCTGTTCGCCGCTATCGAATATCCTGTCGAGGCGCAAGACGACGACGAAGCGCTTAACCGTGCGCCGATCGTCTGTCGCACAATTAATACGGGTCGTGACGAGTTTATGTTTTATCTGTTCCGCTCTGATGTTGCGATTTCGCGGTATTCGGTACGTGATGGAAGGGTTACAGTAATAAAGCAATGAGCGACGACTACTACTTGGCATCCTACGACGACGGCACAACCTTCGTAGAGATTACGCAGCCGTTCATTGGTCACGTTGAGATTGCCTACGGTCCCGACAACGGGCCGAAGGCGCGCAAAAGCATGGTACTGCCTGGGCGCATGGCAAAGGAACGCAAAGTGCGCCTGATCCTGGACGAGGTGGAGCGCTTAACAGGAATCAAAATATACCGCGAAGATATCGGCTTCCTTGACGGCAATGCGATAATGAAAACAGAGGAGAACGACGTATGACCAACGCACAACCACCGATTCCGAACCCAGCGGAACTGAACATACCCGGCGGAACCTACACGGCCACGCAGACGTTTGTGCAAGTTGACAAAGCGGGGCAATGGTTCGCCACTTCAATGAGCGCATACGGCATCATCTCGAAGAAATACGGAATCCATCTGTGGTACCGCAAGTCAGTAAACGCAGAGTGGCAACTGCTCCAAAGCTACGACGATGCGCACGGCAATATCACGGTGATTGGCAATGAGTTGTACTTCATTGTGAACCGTGCGAACAAATCAGCGTTCATGAATAAGATAAGCCGATGGCAGGGCGTGCGGTCGTGAGCTATGCGTACGCGTTGATGCAATGGCGCACGGTCGACGAGTTCCGTGCGCACCTGTCCAAGCATTCGCCAAGCGTGGCACCGTGGGCGCGTGGCGTGGTACTGCATCACACATGGCGACCACTCCCCAGTCAGTGGAACGGAGCGCGCACGATGAACGCCATGTCATCACGATACGAGGCGATGGGCTGGCGAGGCGGTCCACATCTGTTCATCGTCACCGGTTCGCCGAAGTTCGAGAACGACGGTATCTGGCAAATGTGCCCACTGAATCTTCCCGGCATTCATTGCAGCGACTTTAAGGGCAACGCATCGATGTGGGGCATTGAGGTTGTGGGCGACTACGACGCGCGACCATGGCCGGATGATTTGCATACCATGGTTCGCGCTACGACGCTGGCGTTGATGAAGTGGCGCAACATCATCGTGAGCAAAGAGACACTCAAAGGGCACCGCGAATACCCAGCAGCGGGCAAAACGTGCCCGGGCACCGCAATCAACATGGAAACCATCCGCACCGAGTTTCGAGCGTATCAGGGGTAAACGATGACAAGCGTGCCACCGTTAGAAGTGACAATCGCTGAGATTAGTCGCGACATCAAGTACATCATCAAGCGACTTGACGAAGGCGACGCGAACTTCAAGGAACTCGATAAGCGCATATTCACTATCGAGAAGGAATTCGAGAAGCGGATGTCAGAGTACGAGAAAAAGTTCTACGCTGCAACCGTCATTGCTTCGCTCGTATGGGGTGTTGTTTTGCTTTGGATTCGCCAACAGTTAGGAGGCTAACATGAAACGATGGTACCGCAGCAAGACGGTATGGATTAACGTGCTAACCCTGGCCGCGATGATTCTCGCGACGGTGGCATCCTGGCCCGAGGTGCAAGACGTCGCACCCCAAATCGCGTATGCACTGGCGATCGTGAATGTGCTGTTGCGCTTCGTGTCGTCGGAGTCAATCCGGTGACAGCGCGCAAGCAGGCACCCCGATCGCGCACCCCGTCACCAAATCCGCCGACGGAATACTCGATGATCATGTACGACCAGGTCAAAGAGGCGGTGCGGATGACGGGCAGCACGTATCTGGCGTTAAAAATACTCGAGATCGACAAGGGCTCGTGGTATCGGCTGATGGTCCGACAGCCTCATCTCGCCAGCGAAATACGAGCGATTCAGGAGCAAGGCAAAGACGCGTATTGGCTGTGGTTGCGAGGTGAGCTGGACGAACACATCGCGGCAAAAAACCTGATGGCCCTCTTTTTCGCAATGAAAAAAGAAGACCCCAGCTACCGAGAAAGCTACAATGTCACTACGACCAATGCCCCAACAGACTACGTCATCGACCTCAGCACCGACGATACGCCACAGCTCGCAGACGTCACCCCAGCGCGCATTCTGGGCGAGTGACGCGCGGTTCCGGCTATTCGTCGGCGGTCGTGGTTCGGGCAAGACCCGGGCGGGTGCGGTCGAGTCGATACGCCAACCTCGAGGGACGACCGGGCTCGTCGTCGCACCGACCTATCCCATGCTACGCTTGGGTGCAATGGAGACCATCCTAAAATTGACCGCAAAAGCCGGGATCGTGACAGCATGGAATAAGTCGGAGATGGAGCTTCGCCTGTTGGGCGATCGGCGTATCATCTTCCGCAGTGCCGACAATCCGGACCGGTTACGCGGTGCAAATGCGGGCTGGCTATGGCTCGACGAGGTCGCCATGATGGACGCGGAAATCTGGCCACTCAGTATCGCCACGCTTCGCGAATCACCGGGTCGAGCCTGGATGACGACGACCCCACGCGGGAAAGATTGGGTCTATCATCTCTTTGATGGCGATCACCGCGACTACGCGACAATCCGATCGAAGACGACCGACAATATCTTTCTCGATGACACGTTCGTGTCGACCCTCAAGCAATCGATGACGTCGGAGATGTACCGCCAGGAGGTCGACGGCGAATTCACCGACCCGGCTGGGAGCATGTTCCGTCGGGACTGGCTAACGGTCGGCGATCAACGACCCCAGGGCGTCCAGTGGTTCCGATACTGGGACCTGGCATCGTCGATTCGCCAGAGTGCCGACTATACCGCGAGTGTGCGGGTCTGTCTGCACAATGGCATCGTATACATCGCCGACGGTATCCGCATCAAAGCCGAATGGCCCGATGTTCGCCGCGTGATGATCGAGACGATGCGAGCCGAGACGGACACGGTGCACGGAATCGAGAAAGCACAGCACGGGCTCGCGGCTACGCAGGAATTACGCCGGGTGCCCGAGCTCGCCGACGTGTCGTTCCGTGGCATCGACGTCAAGGGCGACAAGGGACAGCGGGCTATGCCATGGGCGGCGCGAGCCGAGCAGGGCGGCGTACGGATCGTGGCGGGTGCATGGGTACGGGATTTTCTCGACGAGGTGGTCGCGTTCCCCAGCGCACCCCACGACGACTATGTGGACGCCGCATCGGGTGCGGTTGCTATGGTGGCGAAACCGGCTTTTGAATGGAGCTTTCGATGATCACATACCCCAATGGATGGCTAGACAACATGCGCCAGACCGGACGACTGGCGGGCGCACCTGACGCGTATCGCTTGGTGCCGATGGTGTATCGTGCGGTCAATCT